GTCGGACTAAAAGATTACAATTTCTGCTCTTGTTTAGGGAAAAACCACAGGCGGACCTGTGATGAAAAAACCCTAAAAAGTTTCTTTAAGATAGTCCGCCCATGTAATGAGCTTTAAAAACCACAATGTGGAAATGAGTCGACTGTAACGATACTCATTTTTTATATGAACCAACTAGGTTGGTGCTGCTGGATCAGCGTACACATAAAGTAATGGTACGTTGAGGAAGAATAGAAAAGAAAAATCTGTTCCTATTCCAAAATAGATCTTCAAGTGTGAACTAAAAGATCTATTGGCAATATTGCTCCTCTTAGAAACAACACTGACAATGGTATTATCAATGTTAGAATCATCCAAAGAGCTACCAAGCACAGCAACATCAGGTGAACATTGTCTCATCCTAAAACGTGAATAGTACGGGAATTGTACCGCTAACGATTCAGAAGTATTGACAGAAGTTTCACAAATTCCTGGGTTGGTATTAGGTAAATTAGTGACATAAAAGCGCTTTAACCTATCAAAGGTAGAACCTCCGTCAAGGAACACTTGCCCAGTTTGGGCATCGCCTATTGTCACTGGTCTTGGAAAACGTTGCGCATTTGTTAGGTATACCTGGAGTCTTGTGTCGTCGCGAACTGTATCATAATAATAATTAACAGCACCGCGGCAACCTAAATAACAGCCTGCAAACCAATGATAAGGTGTATTATATACCCAATTGTATCTAACATTTGCGTTGTTTGCTTGATTCCTAGCCAAATCAATCCCATTGGGATCGTAACCAGGAAAACAAGGCAAACGATTTAAAGCACACTGGGAAACAATAAGATTTGCATCAGTATCACGATCTATTGGCGATGCACGCCAAAGATTGCGACGACGCAAAATAGTTCGAATATTCCGAACTACTTCCCCAAAATAAATTTCATAATTAGTGTCATTCTGTGGTACATCAACTCCCAGTTGAGTTGGTGCTTCGAGAGCATATTCATCATTCTGTAATGTGAAATATTTCACATTTTGTGGTACGCCTCTGGGATTGGCGAACTCCAAATTCTCGGCACCTCTAACAGACACTAAACATATGATAGGTGCTGAACTTACTTGTGAAGTTTGCACTGTAAAAACTTTCACATTAATATTACCGTTATCAAAACCAATACTTCTATTAAATGCACTGGTTGAAAATGGCACAGTAGTTTGATTTTCAGTGACCCGGCAGTATCTAAACGGTTGCATATAAGGAATCCTCATTTCAACATCCGTAGTTTCTGCTATGTCAACAATATTAGTTATGGAAGTAGGTGTAGAGTCACTATTTGCAACAACATTACCAGTAGGATCCCAAGTTATTCGAACCCTACCACGATGATATTGAGAACAAATGAAACGAAATCGAACAATGATATCACCTCTCCAATATTCAAAAATGGATGCTACATGTGCCATAGGTGTATTTGATAAACGGATACCACCATCAACAGCCCTCATCCAGGGCACCACTTGGCTTGTGAATAAGTTTGTATTTACTGGGTCAGCTTGATTCCAAGTGAATTGTGTAAGATACGATTCACGCTGAACAATATTAGATATATCCATTTCATCCATCCCATTTAAACCTACAACTCGAGGGTCTATAGTTAATTCTTGTTTGGGATCATATGTTAATTTATGTTCAGGATATGATATTTCAGATGAAGCCAAAGTAGGCATCGTCTGAATATACATTGGTTGAGTCGGATCTATGACTGGAGGATTAGTAAAACCAAGAATACTCGCAGCTTTTCCTAATCCTTCAGAAAAAACACTCGTTGCTTTAAAATATTTTCCAATCATTGGTAATTTACCCAATCTGCTAGTTGCTGCAGCAACAGCACTTGCTGTCATAGAAACAGGGCCATTCATACTGTACTCATCATTTTGCAATGCGAGCGCATATGTTGGACCTGCTAATCTTACATTCTCAGCCCAAGCATAAACTTGTATAGTGGCTGTTTGAGAAGTTGCCCCCGATGCAGATCTCAGAGCAACAATATCTTCTATGACAACCTCACCAAAATTCTGCAACTCAGACAAAGAAGTGACATTAAGCCACTCTTGATAGTAATAAAAAGGCAAAACCATTTCACCACCTTGATTTGTCTGAGGATATAACCACAAGTGAGGTCTCTGCGAACGCAAGACTGCTGCATTAGCATTAACGCCAGCACCAACGTTATCTGGCGAAAAAGCAGTAAGTGGTTCATATGATACCAGTGCAGCCCCATACAAAAAGGGGGTGGCGTTTATAACAAATTTAAGCTTCAAATTACAATTCAGAAGGAAATAATTATCCAGTTTCCTCCGAATTTGCACTGTATTAAAATATAACGCCCACGGTCTAAATGACGTAGAGCCTGGAGAACCCTGCGTCATCGTGTAGGTACTGATTAAAACCGGCCGAGATAAAAATTTATCAATATCATAATCTGACACGTATTGCTGATCAAATGTATCATCATCTATTGGTGTAAATGTGTTAGCAGAATGTTGCTCTTCCCCGGCGAAGGTAGTCGTCAGTTTGATCTCATTTTCAGGGGATGAGTTCATCGAAACCCCATGGTTGTCTACAGATTGTAGATCTATTTTTTCATTTTGTTGTGCGAGTGCACTTATAAGATTACGCATTACACTCATTTTATACGCAAAATCAAACACTTTTTTGGCCACTAACCGAAACCATCTCTAAATAGAAATTTTGGGGAACGCCCTGGTAAGTGTATGTTATAGTCCACGCTTATGTTTCGAGTAAGTGTTTTAAATTTAAAAACATACAGTAACTACATATAACATGTAACATTTGGCTTAAGGACCTAGTTACATAGCCCTCTCAACGTCAATGAGATGCCGTGAATTATAGAGAAAAGCTGACCTAAGCTCCTCCCATGTTGGTAATTGAAGACTACATTGTATAAGTTCTCCTTCTTCTGTAACAATATTATCAATCAGGTAATTGTGCAGTCCAGATTCTTCAATTATTCTGTTTAATATTTCACGTCTCTCATTGAAAACCTCCCTGCCATAAAAGAAATATTCCCTTATGGCGCTATGGATGGCGCTTATAGATTGCGCCTCGCTGCTGACACTTTTTGATTTAACTTGAACAGTGAGCATTTTATTTAAACTGCTATGTTCAAGTGGTGCTAAATATACTTTAAGATCATCATCATACCTAAAAGTTCTTTTAAGAAAAGAAACTTCCGATATGTTAATATAGGGGACAGAAACTGCTTCCTTATCCGCCATAGTATATTTAATACCATAACCTTCTAAACATTTTTGAATAGATGTGTGATTAAACCACCCACATCCATCTCTAACATTCATAAAGTTATCATCACCATAAGTCATAAGAATAACATCTCTCTTGAAGTGCTCAGGTTTGAACCCTTCAGGATTAAGCTTTGCATAAACAAAGCGCATATATAACGCATTAACTATTGAATTAATAACAACAGTAAGCGGATGACCAGATGGGTTGGAACCAAAAAATTGTATTATGTCACCATTGAAATTTTGATAATTATAAGTTGTATCAATTGCAATTCCATCTATAATTTGTAAATGAGCTTCTCCACATCCATTCATCTCATGCAAGCATTTAATCATACGGAAAGCTTCCATAATAAACATAGCATGCATGGATTTATCAAAATTTGCATAATCTCCAGCAACAAAATTTGTGGTTCCAAATTGTGTCATATGAAGATAGAGATTGTGCCACTCCATGGATTGACAATTCAACCCTGGAGCAGCTTCAAAAGCCTCACGATTCTCCTGGAAAGCTTTGACAAATGTCAATAGTGCTTTCCTAACCACTATGCTCCAATCAATTGGAGCCCCAGCGAAAACACGAGTCTTTTTCTCTTTAATCTTCTTAAATGAGCGAGGTTCATCCTTAAGATGCCCTGTGAAAATTGGTTTACAACTTTCACCGTTAAGATATCTTCGTTCGATATCTTCAATCCTTTCATTAATTTCGTCAGGAAACTTAACTCCATCAGGATTGTCTTCTGTGGGATCAGGTATTAGAAAATTCTTTTTACTGGAACACCAGGGGTGCCCCATACTAGAATTTCTATTGATGCCATCTATATATTTGACACCAGGGATCCCGTTTATGGATTCATATAGACTGAGGTATCCTAATTTTAAATCCAAATGTTGCACATCTCTAATAAAAGCATCCGTGCATTTAGCTACGTCCTCATATTTGAATCCTTTTGGCATATTGACCATTGGCTTGAAAGCTATATGCCAAGGCTCCCATCCTGACATTACAGGAGCCCCTTGTTCTACGGTATAACCGTATTTTACAGCTGTATCACAAATATGTGATTTTTGTACCGAGCTTTTCGGTTTTGGTCGGAACCCAGATAATGTACCATAAACATTACATGTTCCGCTTTCAACCCACCTGGGCACACTCTTAGGATGAAGATCACCTAAAGTCCTCTCATGCCCTTGAGCTCCCAATTGTAGATCTCCCTCCGAGATCTTTTTATCAGGAAAATCACCCCTGAAAAATGCCACAGCGACACTAGCCCTATGACATCCTGCCTGATGCAGTCCAACTAACGCCGGTCCTCGCGGAGTTACTAAAATTAGCACACCTCCGCTCTCGCCTTTAATTGTATCTTCATTGGGCACACCCACATAACCAGGTGCCACGTTCCAACTCTCCTTTATAGCAGTTCGACCAATCTTAATATTGGAAACCTTTTTATAATACACCTTTGCTTGTTTATCTCTAAAGACGTAATAACCTTCGTGCACACCAGCCAAGCTACCATCAGCAACAAAATTTAAAAAATTTTTTCCTGGTGGTGAAGCTAAGACTGTGATAGCAACTAAATCAGTGCCACGAATTTGCCGAAGCATTGTGGGATCAATTCTACATTTGATATTATTGTTGACACCCATACCATTTGTGCGTATCAACTCTAACCAAACAGTATCTACTGCATTAACACGTTCAACATTATGCATATTGGTTACCCAAATATTACCATATATGTTGAAGGCTTGACCATCACTAACTTTGTTCATTTCTTCATTTGAAATGCGTAGTAATGCTGTGTTTCTGCTGATCAAACTTTTGAATTGATTAATATCATTCACTGATTTTGATGCCTTAGGAAGATCGTTTGGCACTAACTCAATTGTTTTATTGTACCAAACGTTTTCTTCCTCACTTTTCTCAAATTTTGGAGTGGTTACGCTAACTTTTGATTCATTCAATCCATGTTCTGAGAATTTATATTTTTTATTTTTATTTATAAGTTTGGTCACAAAGTATACAGCTCCAATAAGAGCTAATACACCTGCAACTTGTTTTTTATATTTTAAATTAAATTTTCTCAGATATCCAGAATAACCAATCCATTGCACCTTCAATCGATGCAACTTTATGAGATAGTATACTGTGCTTATTAAATCATTTGTCTTTTGAGCTAACATCTTATAATTCCGCGTGCAAAACCATACTGTGGTAAAAATGCTTAATGTGAAAAATATAATTCTTGTCATTAAACTATAAGTGGTATCTTTATAGAATTCATTTTCATAATTTTGCAATTCAACACACTTGCATTTATTTTCAACATAATAGCATTTTTTACAAACATTGTTTTGACGTAAAACGTCAATTGAAGCTCCCATTTGATCTTGTTCTTTCTCATGTTTAATACTCTCTTTGCCGAACCAAACTAAGAATTCATCAATATTATCAAACTGGCAAATTTCTCTCAAGATCGCTTGATTATTATCAAGATGGTTTGCCTCAACTTTTTTAACTACAATGTTCCATAAATCTGGATATTGTCCTACAGTAGTGGTTGGTACTTTGCTTGAATCCAACATCTCTCGTGAATCATCTCTTCCATACTCATGTTTAACCGTGAGATTAATAACAAATGGAAATCTACGTTGCACTGCCAATGGGCAACTGAAATAATGTGGAGCATTAATATCCTCTGAGTTAGTTGTTGCTAAGAATAAATTACATCGCATGGGTACATTCCCCTTGTCCTGTAACTCAGCTTGTGGAGTAACATATACAACATTATTTCGTATTTTGATCACTTCCATCACGGAAGGATCTCCATTTGTAGCAATCTCAGGTTTCATGAAAGCTGCATCGTCCAACACGACGCACCAACAATATGTTCTAAAGTTAGACCAATAAGGATCATCACTTTGTCTCGTATATTTAAACTCTGGAGATGTATTCAATCCAAATAATTTTCCGTAGTAACAGAAAAGGATTTCTAGAAAAGTACTCTTACCTGTACTAGATGTAGCATAAACAAGCAGTGACATTGGACACTTACGTGGTTTCATAGCTGCTCTCTTAGTTAATTCATTTCCTCTTACGCGTCTTAATTCTGATACCATTTTGGATAAAGCCAATTTTTTCTTATTATCACCCCTAAAAGTTTTCAAATTATTTTCTCCAATTTCTATTTTTAAATCTAATTCAAAAAGATAATTAAATATGTCTATTCCATGTGCTTCAGGGTTTGCTAAAAACTGACTTTGCTGTATCAAAATAATAGATTCTTCAAACCATTTATCATCAACGTAATAATCATTATATAGAGCATTAATGTCACCAGTTTTTATCCATCTATATACGCGCGTTAAAACAAAACTAATATTCCGGAAAACTGCGCTTATTGGGTTCCATTCAGATTGGTTGAAGACAAGAGCTTTTCCATATTTAAAAATTAATTCTAATATACTCTTGTCGTGTAGATCCAATTTAAGATCTTTAAAATTGTCTTTCAAAACTATGAAAGAAATGAGCCCAAACACTTGTTTGAAAAATTCAGATTGTAAAAATTCCCAAATATTATTTATATCAAATTTTTCATCACTATGTAATTCTAAATTTCCAATATAATGTATTATCAAATCTACAACTTCGTATGTCTTATATCCTCTATATTTAAGGAATCTAACAACTGAATTATATAAACCATAATTCTGGTAATCCTTATAGAAAAATAGAATATCCTCAAAAAGACCAGAAAGATACATTCCATCAATTTTAGTGTTATTGTAGCCCTTCTTACATAAGTACTGGTTAATCATTAAAAGTAAATAATTATAATCTCCATCCAGCACCTTTTTGAAAGTATACGAGTTGTTTTGTACCTCGTATTTTAAAAAGGACTCTTGAATCTTAATAGATTCAGAGTAAGGTTCATAACCATCTGAGGTTAGGATGCATCCACCACGCATCCGCGTTTGAATCAAGATATGAGAGCCTTTACCTAGTCCGAATTCTCTTAGAGTGAAACCCCTTCGAAGAGGCTTACACCCATATGTGATATAATAATCCATATTCGGAAATTGTAATTTCATCCATTTGTCAATACTATCAATTATTTCATCTGTAGTTGTATGATAATAGGTGTCATACTTGATTCTCCTATCCAAGCAACTTATATAAATAAATTCTTGGATTTCCCCACAATTTTTATATTTTTTAAATTTTATATTTTTTATGAGGTTTTTTGTTTTTTGACGCAAACGACATATAAGAGGTTGGGTTACCTCTGGAGTACTGTCTTGTCGTACTCTAATATCATGTGGAGATTGGATGATCTCCTGAACACAGTCTTGTCGTGTTCCAAAATCATCTGAAGGTGTGGTTTCCTTCAAAACACAGTCTCGTCGTGTTTCAAAATCAGTCGTACTAAGGGAAGCTGCGAACAACTTGTCCATGTGAAGTCTACGGTACGCCTCTGATGCAAGCCCGGGTTACCGCCTACCCGGCCACACGGTTTTCAATGACTGTACTGCTGTTCCAGTCAGGGGGGATCAGTCTTCACGCAAAAATTCCTCGTTTCGGTGCAATACCTATTTCCGTCTCGATCATTACCGTACGTCGTAAGTCTCGATAAGTAACGAAGAATAATCTTGGATTTCCTCACCCAAACCAGTGGATTGGCGTCCATTTTTTACCGCTCAATGGTAACGTCGTGCCTCCTATGGAGAGGTTTTGTAGGGGTTCCACCCCCTACTAATAACTTCCAAACTAGAGTACACTTCGGTTTCCTCTATCACCGATGAAAGCACCATTCAAATACATTCCTATCCCGCAGCGCGGGAACAACCTTGGGGGCTGTCTTTGACTTGCCGGAAGTATGAATAAGGACAAGGATCATATTTGGTATGACTCCAACATTTTCTAGCTAATGCCAAGTTCGCTCTTGGTAAATGCACCTTTCAACATGTAGTGCAATCATGACTAGCCTAATCTTGGTACCAAATGGGATGTCGACCGGTACGTTAAGTACCGAACCATCCAAAATTTTTCTTTACAAACGATAGGTCGAAAATTCCTATTATTACGAAAAATAACCTATTTGACGAAACATAAAGTGTACTTGCAAAAGCAAGTGGTGGTTGATATAACACTATCAACTAGCGCTTTTAATTCGGGTTAAGTCCCTACCGTAATAAGTTGTCACAAAGACACATTTCAATATTTCTGAGTGTCACCGACATTATACACTGAATAATACAACCTGCGTGTCTACTGGAGATGCCTGGGAACTCTATTATGTATTAATATTCAGCAAACATCGCCATGTCTCACCATATCTAGTGAGTCTTCATAACTGTAGTACATTTCCGTTAGGAAATGTA